GCCACGTAACTTAGCCTTTCTTATCCCGCTACATAGATCTGCCATGGCAGCGAAAAACACAAGCATGTATAATCCGAATACTATCCACGCCACGATAAAAATCTCATTTAATTCTTTCATACTTCCGATCCTTTAATTGTTATTATAGTTGATTCCTAATAATCTCATTATCATCTCCACTTTCCTCTCTAAGGCACGATAGTCGGCCAGTGTCACCCTTGGGGGTTCCGGGGGAAGATCGTCGGGAGGTTCGGTGGAGGCATCGGCGGCTATCATTGGCCTCACCGCTTCTTTCATATCGGTATCCTCGTCAAGCAATACGGTCTCGGCGGCTACCGGATCGTCGATCTCCTCATAGTGCCCGGGGAGTTCTTCCAAGGGGGTATCCAGCCTCTCGCCGCCTAGGTGATAGGTCTTGCCCAGATAGATTTCCGGTCCGGCTATCCATCCGTCACTGATACGGCGGAAGACCTTGCCGTCCTCCGCTATCAGATGCTTGTTGTTCGATTCGTCTGTTCTCATGACTCCGTTTTTTCTGATATGGGTTTGATTCTCGATGCGTAAGCGGACCAGTTCGTGGCCGTCTTATAGGTATCCACGGCATCGTCCGGCACGTAGATAGGACAGTTGTTGCCGTTCGTCAAGGCTCCGCTGGTGAGGGGGAAGGGGGTGGTGGAGAGGACGGTGACGAAAATGAGTTTGGAGCAATTATAGATAAAGGATGAATTGTTTGTCATTTTTGTCCACGATGCCAGCGGAGTCAAGTCCACGGAGGTGAGGCTGGTGCAGCCATACAGCAAGTAGATGCAATTCGTAACCTTCACCCACGATGCCAGCGGAGTCAAGTCCACGGAGGTGAGGCTGGTGCAGCCATACAGCAAGTAGTTGCAATTCGTAACATTCACCCACGACGCAAGCGGGGTCAAGTCAACCGAGGTGAGGCTGGTGCAGCCATACAGCAAGCCGCTGCAATTCGTAACATTCACCCACGACGCAAGCGAGGTCAAGTCAACCGAGGTGAGGCTGGTGCATTCATACAGCAAGGAGGAAGCATTAGTTCTATTCGTATCATTCTTAAACACATCCTTGCCAAAGTGAATCAACTTGGAGCATCCTCTAAAAGTAATATTATAAACCTTACTCCCACCAATGCTCCAATACGCCACCAAACAAGAGGTAGAGGCCATGCAGGAAGTGACATCCCCGCAGTTCCTTACCTCCACTTGATACAACCCGTTATCCCCATAGGTGTGTGGATAAGACTTGGATCCAGTACCCGAGGCGTTTTCCGTCATGCCGTCACCCCAGTCTATTACGTAATTCGCCGTAGGGGAGTTGACGCTTATCGAGCAGGAGGGCCCCGTTAGCATCATCTGTATGTTGCCGTTCTCCTCTGGATTCATGGCTATGGGGTTGATGTTCATCTTTACGTTCACGCTCATGGCGGACGTGCCAACATTCACCGTTCCCTTGGCATCGTAATGATCCGGATGGGTCACCTCGTAATCGTACGGCCCCTTCGCCAGTTGCAAGATACACTCGCCGTATAAATTGGTCTCCTTCGACTTGCCACCGCAAGTCACGGTAGCCCCCGTAACGATCGCCCCAAACTGCCCCTTCACCACGAACTTCACATCCACCACCGCGTACACCTCCAGCGTATGGCTCGTGTCATTCGTGATAGATGGAAAATCAAACGTGTTGCTTCCGTAGCCCAACGCTGATACGGTTCCTTTCATCGCCTCGCCACCACGGATATAGACGTATCCGTTCGCGTCGCTCGTGTAGCTCTTGGTATCGGTGGTGATCATGGCTCCGGATAGATAGACGGATTGGCCGTAGACCTTTACCCGGATGGTACGCAAGGGGATGTATGTGATCGTATAGTCCTGCGTACGGGTTCCGGATACGAGATAATCGGCGGTGAAATCCTTGTGGTTGTCGCACTTGAAGATGATGGGGACTATGGAATCATCGTCCGCCGTCACCTTGTAGGTGTACTCGTTCACCTTCTCGTACTCATAATCCCCGCATTCGAACACGGCGTTGGTAATCGTCTTGGATTGGGAGGAGCGGAACACGAATGTCGTGATAGTCGGCGGTAAGAGCGTCGTATAGGTGATCTCCAGCTCCGGAAAAGCCGCCCGGCACTTGGCTAGCTTATCGCTGGTAGCGGATATGGCGTGGTATTTTCCCGTTATGACGGCGGTCTGTACGTTATTGCCGTTCTCGTCGATACCACCCACCTTGATCAATTTATAGAGGTCGTTCAGGTTCGGTGCCGAGGCATTGATATTGATAAGGCGGACACGGTTCAACACCGGGTTCTTGATACCCAAGCACCGAGTTATAAGATAGAACACGTTGATCCCCGTATCCTCGCAAACGATCGTCGTAAGCCTCTCCACCCCCGCTATTTCGAAATAAGCGTCCGTAAGCTTGGATTGGTTACGGAGGGTTAAGCCCGTGAGGGTAGCCGGGAGATACAACTTGGACAGGATACCAGCTGCCGGCAATACCACGGAGGTGATGGAAGTGCCTTGGGCGTAGACCTCCTCCATGTTCTCGCATCCGGAGATATCCACCGCCTGCCTCAAGTTCGGGCAGTTACGGATGTCCAGCTTGCGGAGCATGTTGTTCGTGCCGATCGAGAGCACGGTAAGGTTCGTGTTCTGATAGCCCGACACGCCGCTACCGATCAACAACTCAGAGAGGCGGGAAGCCTTGGATACGTCGATCGTACCGGCGTACAACCCCGACATATCCCCCAGTGACTTTACCCGGCTCGCCCCATAGATGATCGTCTCGGTGTCATTAAACACGATGTCGGGGGCCTCGATCAATACCGGCACGTCCTTGTAGGTACGTTGCCCCACCATGTAGGACCCGTACTTGACACGGGTATACTGATCGGCGTACGGGATGATCGTCATGTTGGCCGACGGGGACACGCCCGTCCATTCCCGGGGCGTATAGAGACGTAAGGTCGCGAAATCCGAGAGGAAACTGCCCGCCGTATACTTACTGTCTATATAAAGGAAGCGGTTATACGTCCACCACTTACGGTTCTCGATACGGGAGCCTTGGGCGGCGTACAGGTAAGACCCGTTGCCCTCCTCTATCAGCGGGTCGATATACTTGAAACGGCCGTCGGCGTTGTAGATCGCCTCGCACCATTTGTCCGATTGCTCGCCGTTCAACACGGACATGATCAAGTCGTACGAGAGCAATCCACGGGTACGGATATCCTTGTACATCGCCTCGATCTCGGAAGGGAAACATTTCTCAAGGTTGTTCCACAACACGCTACTCTCACCGTTCCAGACGTTTAGCGTACCTATCTTGTCGTGATACTCTATATTGTATCCGAAAGCGATCAACCCCTCGTTATTCAGGCCGAAACAGGTATCGTTGTCGTAAAAGATAAAGATCCATTTCCCCTCCTCGTGGAAATAGGTAAGGAACATGTTCTTCGCCCGCTGGTCCACCATACCGAACAACTCGGTGATAAGGTAGTAGGCGATCAAGTTATCAAGGTTGAAATGATTCCGAACCTCGTTCTTGAATTTATCCAAGTTGTCCTTGGTGGATACGACCCACGAGGTAACGGCCATGAGCTTCTCCGGCTTGCGGGTACCCGCCTCGTACTCGGCGTTGATAGCGTCATCGTCCGGATAGCGGGACTCGAAGTCGTTCGTCCAGTCCGTCCCGGAGAAATCGGCGGACTTGAAGAGGCAACGATCGGAGGTGTTGTTCGAGAATTCCCAGCTCTCATCACCATCAGAAAACCCAAAGGTCTCGGCGGTGGACTTGTCGTTGTTGAAATTATACTTACCCACGAACTCGAGCGTATCACTGGCCGTCTCACGGTGGAAGATGGCTATCGGGTAGCCGTCTACCGTTGTGCGGACTTCCTTGTTCGTTTTTTGGGGCGGGGTGGTAAGCCCCATCTCGATCAATAGGGAATTGATGACCTTGGCCATACCCGTGTTGTGCGTACCGGATGACTCGGCGAAATCTGCCTTGACACAAAAGGCGTTTACGGGAATGCTATTCGCCCGTAACGCGTATGTGGGCGATGTCCTTCCGCTCTCCGTGTAGGTGATATCTGCCTTGAACTTGAACTTCCAGTTTTTCCTCGGATAATATTGGGAGGAGGTACCTTGCACGTCATTCTGGACGTTCTCGCAAGAGAAAGATCGCCCGGGTTCTTGCAAGTCCGTAAAATAGACCTTGTTTGTTTTCTTATCGCCTTTATAAGTAGGCAACGGCCCCTCGAAGATCAAGCAAGGCAATCGCTCCAACACCTTTTGATAGGTGATATCCCCATAATCATTATATACTTGGTTCCGGTTGTAGATAGCCAGCGCCTTGTCGTAATCGTCCAGATCGCCTATGAAGTTATCGAGCATCTGGTATTGGTTCAAGTCGTTATCGTAGACACGGATGTTATACAGGTCGATCGTACAGCCCTCGCTACCGATCATGATATCCTGCGGAACC